TAAAGTTTTCTTGAATGGATCTTCTTTACCATTTATTTTAACCATTTTATGATAGAACTTATTTTTGCCCTTAATCATATTAGTAAATTGTTTGTAAGATATAGGTTGTATCCAACTGTCTCCCAATAACTCTAATCTTTTTGATTTAAGTTTTGGTATTTCTTTTATCTCGCCGCTTTTCAATTTTTCCTGTATTATTACATTACATATATTATCGAACATATTTTTCCATATATCTTCTTTAAGCGTATGGCGCGTTACCCATAATATAGTATATCCCTCTTTGTTAAAGGTATTTGTCGCGGTTGCGATAGCGGTACATGTTTTACCAGAACCTACACTGTGATATAAAAATATACCTTTATAAGGAGATTGCGGGGTTAGATACTTTTGAACAAATAATTGCGTATTAGAAAAGGTTACTATCTTCTTATCATCGTCCTTCTTTAAATCCGCTATACATTTATTTTCTATAATAGGAATATCCCAATAATATTTTTTATAATTTTTAGATATGTATTTATTCAATTCTATAATATTTAATTTAGTTGCTGGAGGTTTTTCAGTCTGCTTATATTCTTTCATTGTTGTAAAAATATATTTATAGACTTCATTATAATTTTCAGTAGTTATCTTGTTTATCTTGTATATGTCATCGAGTTTTTCTAATATTTTATTTCCGTGTTTCTTAAAAAACGAGTATTTATTTTTCCATATTTCGTTTATGGCGTTGCAAAAATCCTTACGTTTATCTATCTTTTGACATAAAAATACTTTAGGTAATTTCTGATTAAATGCCTTAATTAATATTTTATCCTCTTCATTAAATCTAATTTTCTTCTTAAAAACCCCTTCCCACGACTTATTACCTATTTTATTATCATCGCCTGAACTAGATTTTTTAAAAACCGGTAATTCCTTAACATATTCTATTTTAATAACATGAAGAGCAGCAGAAATTAATACATTTTCCGGATTAAAATCATCCGTTTTATATTCTAGAATACCTATACAATTTTTGTCACAATTTATATTATCTACATCATTTCTAAAAGAGCCGCGAATATTATTAATTTTAATAACACTTTTATTATTTCCAAATCCCATATTATTTCTTATATAGTTTAGGAATCTGTTATTTTTTGTAGTAATATAATGAATATTCTCTGTAAGTGGTAAATCTACAGCGGCGGCTATCATTATATCTTCTAATTCCGCTACAAAATTTAATATGCTTATATTTTCATTACTGTGTTTTATAAATAAATCATGAACCGTCATATTATCATCATATTTAATATTATATCTATAGATGTTTAGCGGCCATCCTACGTTAGGTATGAAAGGTAATCCAGATTGCCCGCAATATCGCGTACCTCTTCCTACAACTTGCGTATTTTCTGCCTTTGTTATAAGAGGTTCCAAAATATGCATGTATTTTACATCAAAAACGTCAATGCCCTCCTTAAATCCCGAATCTAAAATTATAAAACGCATATTTTTACCATTTATATTATCTTTTTCCCCAGATTCACGATTATTCATAATAGTCATCATGTTTTTCTTGAGTCCCATAGTCAATGGTTTTTTATTAACTACGGATTTTGTCAATAATCCAAAAGTATTATAATTATCAGCGACATCGTATTTGGTCTTTATTACACCCTTGTTATATATAGGTTTGTAGTTATTCGCTATCATGGCAGAAGCGACCATTTTAGCACCGCTTGAACCATCAACGTCGCTATATATAATATGTTTATAATATTTGCCTTCAGACGCCATATCTTTTTCATCTAATTCCCTGATTTTATCTAACATATAGTTAATTTTAGGAGACATTAGAGGTAAGTCTTTCAAAACGCTATCGGGATTAAACTTATCAGAATCAAATTTATATTGAGGTTTAATATGCGCCCATGTACTTGTATTACGAATACATAATGCTTTTTTTGGTATATTATTATTCATAATTCTATAATAAATAAATATTATTAAATAAAATTAAAGAGAAATTAAAGTCATTATATAAACATATAATGATATTATTATATACTATTTTAACTAATAAATGCGAACGGAATTAATCCAAAAACCTATAAAGGATATTATTGATAAATATCAAATTCCCGAATTACAGAGATTAGTAGATAATGAACATATTAATAATATGGTCGAAGACCAAAAGAATGAATATAATAAGTACAAGACATTTTCCATGCTCCAGAGTTTTACAATCGCTTATATAGTAGATGAAAATAAAGGGTATATATTAGATGGACAACATAGAGTAGAAGCGTATTCGAGATTAAAGAAAGAGGGTTATGATATTGATAATATCCTCGTGCCTATTGTTAAATATAATGTTAGTAATATTGACGAAGTAAATGAATATTTCAAAAAAATAAATAAACATTCGCCTATTAAACCGATTTTAAATCTAGTTCATTTAGAAAAGATAATTTTACAATCTTTAGTAGATAGATTTACGACGCATTATTTCAAGGGAGATTATGTTGATAGCATTATTGGAAACGTTGATAAAAATTATCAATGCCCTCATATATCTCTAAATGATTTAGGAAAAAATATAAAGGCCAGGGATATAATTGGAAAATTAAAGAGCGACAATAAGACAGAAAAAGATTTGATTAATTATATATTAAAGGTTAATGATTTTTTAGAAAGTATTGCGGCGAATCAATTAGACCCTACATATACTAAAAGATTCGAAAAATGTAAAAATAAAAAGGAGAAGGAGCGCTGTAATTATGTATGTTATTTAGGAGTTTTCAAAAACTACGAATGGTTAGATTTAGCAGTACATGCTTTAATAAATTCTTATGATATTGGAAAAATAGGTATTAAATTTTTTCAAGATATTTTAATTAAAAATGATAGGAAAACCATTCCTTATGATTTAAAGAAAAAAGTATGGAATAAATATAATAACAATGATATGAATGGTAAATGTTATGTGTGTGATAAAAAAATAGATTTTAGAGATATGGAATGCGGGCATATAATAGCGCACGCATTAGGTGGAGAAATCACGTTAAATAATTTACAACCAACATGTAAAACATGTAATCGCGATATGGGAGTTATGAATCTAAATGAGTATAAACTGTTATTCAAATAAATAAAAAATTGATTATTATTTTTATTAAATTTATTATCATATTAAATGCCGATGATTGCTAATATTTTCCGTATTACTTTCTTCATATTTATCGCAGTATATGAAGTAGTATCTTTTAAAAGACCTAATATTATGAGATGTCCGAGTTATCCCAATATAAATCACGTATATAATTATACTTATGGATTTCAATCTGTTGATAGTGTAGTCTATGATAACTATAGACTCATAATTAATGATAAAAAAAAGAGAAATCTTTATCTCCGATTGCGTGAAAATATGGTTAATAGAAATGTATATATGTAAAAAACATAAAATATAAAAATAAAGAGAATTAAATAAGCATTATATTTTATTTTTTTGCTGTGTGTATCCTCTACAGGATACTAATATCCGAAGATATTATAGATTCTTTAGGAGTTGATTGCTGTGTGTATCCTCTACAGGATACTAATATCCGAAGATATTATAGATTCTTTAGGAGTTGATTGCTGTGTGTATCCTCTACAGAATACTAACATATTGCTATGTCGTGTAAATATTAGGGGTTGATTGCTGTGTGTATCCTCTACAGGATACTAATATCCGAAGATATTATAGATTCTTTAGGAGTTGATTGCTGGGTGTATCCTCTACAGAATACTAACATATTGCTATGTCGTGTAAATATTAGGGGTTGATTGCTGGGTGTATCCTCTACAGGATACTAACATATTGCTATGTCGTGTAAATATTAGGAGTAAATTGCTGGGTGTATCCTCTACAGGATACTAACATATTGCTATGTCGTGTAAATATTAGGGGGTTGATTGCTGTGTGTATCCTCTACAGGATACTAACATATTGCTATGCTATTATGATAGTATATCGTTATATTCTTATATCAATTTTTATAAATATTTTCAATAGATTTTATAAATACTTTTTTTTCGCCAGATTCTAGTTTATCCCAATTAATTTTAGAAATATTTAATAATATAATATTAATAATTAAATTACCTCCTAAAAGCCCTTTATTATTTATGATATATTTGTTCAACGTAAATGAAGGTATATCTATATTTATATAATTATTATCTATATATTTTATTGTTTTACACGAACCTTCTAGGTAATCTTTGAGATTTATAAATAAATCTATTAATAAATCTATGCGGTCGTTGCTTATTTTATGATTATATTCGATATTTTTATTATTTAATCTATAATTATCATAATCAAAGTCATCGCAGAATTCGCTAGAATTATCAGTATTATCAGAATCCGCACTAGAATTATTAGACACATCTATATTCGATGAATCCGAATTATAAGAAACACGCGTTTTTTCTACATTTTTAATATTTGATATCATCATTTTAATCTCTATTTCATGCTCTATTCCATCATCGTCTATATACTGCCTTATAAAAACAGGGTATTCTTTTTTACATAAAATACTAAAATTAAATGGTTTTTTAACTCCTTTCAATAATATCCTTATCTTTTTACTTTTATCTGTATATAAATCCAAATAATTAACTGGAAGTATTATACTATGTTTTATTATTTTGGAAGAAGGATTGTAATAATTTTTAGTTTTTAAACCTTTGGTTAAACCCTTGGTTAAAAAAATATTAGCGAGATTTATAAATGTGTTTTTAATAGCATTTTTATCATTAAAATAATTACTATACATATCTTCCCAAAAATTAATATCTACATTATCAAACTCTCCAAAATCTTCCGAATTAAAAAAATTATCATTATCAAAATTATGACAAAAGTCGTTTTTATCATCGCCGGTATATATTCTCAATCTTCCGTAATTATCAAAATCTTCTAGCGCTCTTTTATATGCTAAACATGCTTTTTTAAATTTTTCTATTTTCCTATTTTTTTCTTCGGCATTTTCTATTTTTACTAGTTTATCAGGATGACATTCTAATGCTATTTTTTTATATATTTCCTTAATATCTTCTTTGGTATATTTTGAAATCTTATTAATATCTAATCCTAAAATTTCAGAATACATTTTATGTTGTTGTATATTATGTTAAATAATATTCATAATTTATTCTTTATATTATATATTCCTCGTAAAATGTATAATTTATTAATCGCTAATTCTATTCGTATTTCTTACAAAATCATCGTCTTTCATTTTACGAACAAACATTAGTTTATTTACAGGACAAGGCGAAGGCTTCTTTTGTAATACAAAATCATAAGATTTCGCAATATTTACCATAGGATTACCTTCATATGTCATAAGAGACATGTATTTTTTGCTAATAGGACATATTAGTAGAGCATAACCTAATAATATTTTTCCTAATTTTTTACCTCGCATACTTTTATCAATATAGACCTCTTGAATATAAAATGTATCCGTATTACTCTTCGAATTATCGTCTATGATAAACGCCCTATTTTTTTTAATTATCAAAAATCCTATCATTAAATTATCGGCATATAATCCATACATTTGGTTTTTTAAAATAAAATCATCGACCTCATTTACAATACTTTTAGGTGTGTAGGTATCTTGTGTTCTTATTTTATAATAGTAATATTGAAGATAAGCCATCAGTCTATCTTTATTCGCCCTTAATACAAGTCTTACTACGATTTTTTTGTTATGAGCATCATGATATTCCTTAATACTTTTATTATAAAGTCGCATCAATTCATTGTACTCTTCTTTATCTTCTTCAAGAAGACTTTGCGATTTATTAACAGATATTAGTTTATTCAATAAATGCCCAGAATTATTATCGACGAACATTTTAACTCTTTCAAAATAGAGTTTCTTTTTAACATCTATAGTTTCTTTCTTATCTACTGATATATCCATATATGATAGAAAGTGAACTGGAACTGAAGATGCGAATTTAAATTTTTTCTCCCAATCTTTAAAGTTAGATTTGGAAACTTCCATTTTAATAAGCGGGTCATTAAATGAATTGCTAGATTTACTCATATTATCCTATTTCCTATTTCCTATTATAATAGCAGTTATTTAATTATAATATTTTTAGTCATTTTTTTAATTATTTTATATATGATTTTGTCATCTATGTATATCTATGTATATCTATGTTTTATGAGTATATGGAATATATTTGAAGATAAATTTGCGCATATAATAAATGATAATGTTGAATATAACATACTGCTAAATAGGATACTATTATCTCAAAATAACACTTTATTATATTCTTCAATCGGTTTTCCCATAGATTTATTTGCGGATTTAATAATTAAGAAAAAATTTAACATAAAAAATAAAATATATAGAAGCGAACATGTATGGGATAAAACACTAATATATAACGAAAATAGTAATTTTATAGAATTGGATATTATGAATCCGGAAAATTATAAAAATATTGATAAAATAACACCATTCCTACTCCATATTATAAAACATAAAAATATAGGATTTGAAAAGCATTTTATAATTATAAAGAATATTGAATTATTATCAAAATTATTTTATGATTTTCGCATTCTGCTAGAGAGATATTCGAATAATATAACATTCTTATGTACTACGCATTATATGTCAAAAATAGAATCGCCTATAAAAAGTCGTTTCAATAGTTTTAGAATACCTTTATTTACTTTTGAAGAAATTAATAATATATTTGTAAATTATCTTAACATATCAATGAGAGATGAATTGGCGATTCTTAAAACGCGTAATATTATCAAGGCGCTTTTTATATCTCAAATTGAAAATAGTCCTAGCGCCGAAGAGATATTAACTGAAGATTTTATGAAATATAATTATCCTCCGTTTTTTGATTTCATCAAGACTTATGATAAAAATAAAAATAATATGGAAGATATTAGATATTTATCTAATAAATGCTGTCAATATAATATATCTATCAACAAAATTATAGAGGATTTTCTAATCATAGTAGATCACGGGGATTATTATCTACGCATAAAATATTCTAAAATACCAAAGAAGCAATATGAGAATATAAAAATTAATGAGAAAATGAAGATAATAGAAATTGGAGCAAATATAGAATATATGTTATCTCAAACTAATAAATCCAAAGAACCTATATATATTGAAATGCTGTTATGTCATCTGCTTTTTTAATCTGCTGGTTCATCTCTAGGATATGAAATCCGCTTATTATAACCTTTCATAGTTATATACTTTAAATCACTATTATATACATCTTTTTTTTCAAATTTAAAATTATTAAATATGATATTTGCCGCTATAAATTTATTACACTCGTATTTCTTATCATATATAATAGTCATATAAATATATTTTATATTTTCCACGTAATTATCTAAAAAATCATTGTATAACTGCGCTCCTCCAATAACAAAAGCGCTCTCTATAATTTCTTCTTCTTCAACATATTTTAAAGATTCTTCAATATTCTTAAAAATCTTTACATTTTCTTTATCACCCTCCTTTAATTCTTCGTCAATCTCTCTAGATATTTTATCGTAATCTATCGAACTGATTATAATATTTATTCTATTAACAAGAGGTCTTTTAGGTAATGAATACCATGTATTCTTTCCCATAATTACACAGTTCTTTTTCTTATTGTCATCTACAGCAGTTGTTATATTTTTAAAATGTTTTAGTTCGTTCGGAATATGCCAGCACATTTTATTATCAAATCCTATGCCATAATTAGTACTAGTAGCAACTATTATATTTATATTTTTACCTTTGCTCACGCTTTTGATATCTCTTACTTTATCATCTATTACATTAGCCATTAATAATATATAATAGTATATCTTTATATTACCTACCATCTCAATAATATAAAGAGAATCTGTAATCCTCTTATAGCAACATAGATACTCGTAGAAATTACTATATTTTCATGACCATTATCAGAGTTATTAGTTTCTCTTAATTCGTTATTGAATACTGAACAATTTATCATAATAGGTAAGTTATACAATTATATAATAATGTGTTTCCATATCTTATATGGTTTGATATTCATATATCATCGTAGCAATCATAGATATTGTTAGTTTTTACGGGTATTTATGGTAATGTATATGATAATGTATGGGAAACCAAAAAATCTTAAAAATCTAATTTTAAAATTTGAGTACATAACTTTTTATTTTCTAATATTTCAAAAGTTTTCTAGAAATTTCTAAATAAAAAAAGTTATGTACTCAAATTATTCTTTAAGTTTTTTGAAAGAATCTTGATAGAACATAGAGTCTCTAAAAGGGTAGCCCATGCCATAGGCATGC